ACCCACGACGACGTGGTGTCGGAGAACACGGGGACTTCGCCGAAATAGGCGATCTTGTAGACGATGCCGTTGACCGAGTCGGGCGCGCCGCCGAAGAAAATCTGGCGGCCGAGGATTGTATAATAGCCGTAGGCCCAGCAATCGGTGAGATTGAAAAACTCGTCGTTCGCCTTGTAGCGGATCGGCAGGTAGCCGTCGGCGGCGTTGCAATTGGCGATCTTGACGCCGGCGTCGGGAAGGAACTCGAGCCAGTCGTCGGGCAGCGGCGCGCAGCGGTTGATGACCAGCGCCTCGTCGAAATTGATCATGCGGTCGACGCGGAGCTCGGCGTTGAGCTTCTGCTCGGCCTGGCGCACGAACGAAGTGACGAGCGTGTCGCTCCAATCTTGCCTGTTGGCCCAATCGGCGATCTGCGCCTTGAAATCGGAAAAGTCGGTCATCCGAACGCCTCAAGGGGTGAAGATCAGGTCGAGGCCAAAACCGCACATCGAGCCCTCCTCACGCGCAATGGACGGTGTTGCTCAGCGGCGCGGCGGTCGAGCCTTGGGCGTTGGTGGCGGTGACGATGCAGCCGACGTTATGCCCGCTGTCGCCGGCCACCAGGGTGTAAGTGTTGGCGTTGGTCCCGACGTTGGTTCCGTCGCGCTGCCACTGGTAGGCGTAGCTGGTCGGCGTGCCGGCCCAGTTGCCCTGGGTGCAGGTGAGCACTTGGCCGACGGTTCCCGTGCCTGAGACATAGGGGACGTCGATCACGCCCGGCGGCGAGAGAACGCCGGCGACGCCGTCGATCGCCGCAGCCATCGAGGCGTTGGAGAGGTTGCCGGCCTTGCCTTTGTTCACGCAATAGAGCACCGCGTCGGTGAAATCGGTGTTGGCCAAATTGCCGTATTGCACCGCGGTCGACGCCGGATTTTCGATCGTCTCGTCATGGGTCGTTGTGTCGCTCCCGAGCGCGGTCGCGATGGCGCTGAGCTCGGCGTTGACGGCGGCAGGGGGGACCGGATTGGCGGCCGTGGAGTAGAAGGGGAACTTCAGCACCGCGAGGACGATCTCGCCCTGGAACTGGCTATAGCTGACGCTCATCGGATTTACCCTCCATCCTTCCTGATCCACAGGGCGATCACCGCGCCGAAGCTCGCCACCAACCCGCCGATGATCGCATCAGTCATCGCGCCCTCCTTGATCGGCAAGAACAAGCAAAAGATCAGCGTCGCGATGAAAGAGAGGGCCACCATGAGCGAGATCGTCAGCGAGCCGCCGGTAGGGTCGAAGCGCTGAATGACGACGAGCGAAAGCGCCGTCAGAACGACGACGATGGCGGCGCCCGTCGCCGCCGGGTAATCGAACATCTGCGGGGCGGGTGCGTTCATTGCTGGCCTCCAGGGTGACGTCTGTCGTCGGTCATGCGATCGCCGTCCTGGCCCTGCCGAGGGCCGCCTTGCGGCTATCCAAGCCGAGCGTGCCGCCGTTCACCCGCTTGGTGACCGCGACGACGTCGTCTTTATCGGCCAGCTCGTTGCAGCCGTGGGTCGCCCACCACCAAGCGCTGACGCTAGCAGCCCACGGGAAGCGCTCGACGAGCTCGGGCTCCTCGACAAAGGGCTCCCCGAACGCCTCGGCGGCCTTCTCATAGTTATAGCGCCCGGTGAGCTGGATGAGGCCGCGCCCCTTGAACCGCGGTCCGTCCCCCGGCTCGGTGTTGCCGAGGTCCTTGCGGCCGTTGTAGGCGGCCCCGGACGCATACTCCTTGGTGGTGCGGAAGTGGTCGCTTTCGTGGGCGCACTGGGCGATGAAGTGCTGCCGCCGAACGGGCGTGTCGATTTCGTACTTTTCGCATGAGGCGGGCAGCGCGTCGGCGAAGCCGTCGATAATCCATGGCTTGCCGTTGGGCTCGACCTTGACCAGGGCGCCTCTCCACTCGGCCGGGGTCACAATCAGACTCTCCCTTGCCAGATGCGGAACGGGGCGGCTTCGGCGCTGTTGAGCCAGCGCTTCCAATCGCCTTCGTCCCATTGCTCGAGACAGGCGCGCTCGTAGATTGCGACGGGGATGCGGGCGACCAGCTTGTTGACGCCGTCGTGGCTCATGAGCTCGCGATCGCGGTTGATCCCCGCCAGGATTTCGTCGAGCACCTGTTCAGTCCGCACGATGATCTGATCCGGCCGCTCGGGGTCAGTGATCATCGTGCGGCGCACGCCGTCGCGATCGCGGTAGACGAGCTCGGCCACGGCTTACTGCTTGATGCCGTTGAACAGGACGTGCGCCAGCGGGTTGCGCATTTCCATGCCCCACTCGACGACGATCATGCGGGTTTCCGCGTCGCCGATGCGCGCCATCAAGTATTGGCGGAAGGCGCGGAAAAAGGCGACGGCGGCGTAGTCGGGATCGATCAAGAGCCCGATGTCGGTCGCGACCCAGCGCGACGGCGCGACTTTGATGCGGCCGAAGTCGGTGGCGATGACGTCGATCGTCGAGACGACCTCGGTCTTGCCGACCAGGACTTGCGTGGTCGAGCGGCCGGTGAAGGTCGAGATCGTGCGCTTGGGGCCGGGCGGCACGATCCACAACGAGGGGGAAGCGCCGTTGGTGTAGGCGTTCTGCATCGCCTGGCCGAGCATCGCCTCGGTGACTTGCACCTGGCTCGCGCCGGCGACCGGCGGGAACGCGTCGGTGGCGAGCACCGGCAGGCCGGTGGTGACGCCGATGACGGCCGCGCCTGCGGTGGAGTGCTTGTCGACCGCGCGGCCGACCCAATGGGCGAAGGCTTCGGTGGTGCGCGCGGTCGGGCCCGAATCGTTGCCGTCGTTGCGCGCCTGGCGCGAGCACAACGCCATCTCCATGTCGGACTTGAGCACCTTGGAGGCGAGCGCCATCTGGTGCGCCATTTCCGAGCCCTTGCCGGCGGCATCGGCTTCCTCTTGCGTGCCCGACACGCTCGCGTCGCGTTCTGAGATTTGCGTGACGTTGTTGACGCGGATGGTCGGCTGGGCCGGCTGGTTGACGAGCTGGAAGCCTTCGACCTGGGCGTTGGGAGCGCCAGGCGTTCCCGCGGCAGGCGCCCCGGGGATAGCCGGCGAACATACTTGGGGCAGGAACTCGGTTTGCCAGTCGAAAATGCGGTTTTTGACGTTGCGCCGGCGGATGGCCGACATGACGGGGGTGTCGAAGGGGTCGATGTTGTAGATGGCGTTCGACAGGTCTTCGCGGTTAGCCGTCGCCTGGTAGGTGGTGAATGCGTTGGTGACCTTGGTTGCCATGAGAAAGCCTCATCGGATAAGCCTTTGAAAGACGGAGGCGGCGTCATCGAGCCGCCCGGTTTTCGCCAATCTTTGCTGGGCTTCGTCGAGGCTTCGGCGTGTCGCATTCCCCGCGGGCGTAGCGACTCCGGGTGTCAACGTCTTGCCTTTGCCGGGGATGACCGCTTTGGGGCGTGCCGCCATCGCCTGGTCGTACTTTGCCGCATGGTCGAGCACGCGCAGCATGCGCTTGTCGTAGACCGTAGCGAGCTCGCCCTCGCTGAAGCCCATCCGGCGCCCGTAGGCGCGCATGCGGGTAAGGCGTTCGTTGAGGGCTTTTTCGTCAGGGATATTGGCTTCCGTGACGAATTGGGAAAACTGCTCGACCGCGTAAGCTTGCGACTTGCGGTCGTACTCTTGGCGGGCCTGTGCTTCAGCGGCCTGCGCCTGTTGATTGAGCTCGTTGACCTTGCCGTAGATCGCGGCATAGGCCTTTTGCCGCTCATGGGCGGCGCGCGGGTCGCGCTGAAACTCTTCGTCCCAATTGGGCTGCGCCGGCAAGACTTCGGCGAGCACGCGCGCCAGGTGCTCGCATTGCTGGATGTAGTGTTGGCGGATTTGAGCGGTTTGCGCGGCTTCGCCTTCGACGGCCTGGCGGGCCTCGGCGACTCTGTTCATGCGTTGATGGAAGGTCTTTTCGCGCACATAGCCGCGCAAGGCTTCGTCGAGGCTGACCTCGACCGGCTGGCCGTCGACTTGAACTTCGAACTTCTCGACCGGCTTGCCGTCTAGCGTCGTGATTTTGAACTGGCTTTCGGCGTCTTGCTCGGATGTCCTTTCGGCGTCGGCCCCCTCGTCGCGTTCTTGAGCGTCTTGATCGCCGGGCTCTTGGCCTTCGATCCGCTCTTGCTCATCCGCGCCTGGCTCGTGTCGCTCATCGCCGGCGGCATGTCTGGCGCGCGCGGCGTTGTCCGATACGGATTTCCTGAGTTCAGCGTCATCCCCTTCCTCAGCCCGGCCATCGGCTACTCTCCTTTCACGTTCGGCGAGGCGTTGGTCCTCGCGGGTGGATTGTGTCCTGTCCTCGCCCTCGAATGGGCGCTCCCCGAAGATCGGCTCAGGGCGCGCGGAGGTCGAGGTGAAGCGGCCGGCCTCGTCGCGCGAGCGGTCGGCGACCGGCGCGATTTCGGTGCGGAAGGCATCCGCGGCCTGATCGATGCCCTCAGGCATGGGGCTTCGCCTGAGTGTAGTCGGCCATGATCGCCTTGAGGGCGCCGGGTATCCCGTCGAGCGCCTTCATCATGGCGACCAGCTCGAGCTTGCGCTCGGTCGTTTCGGCCGCGTTGACGAGCTCGGCCAGCCAGGTCTTGCGCAGCCGGTCGAGCGCCGCCACGAACGCCTTGTCGGTGTAGAGATCGCGCGCGGCGTCGTGGAGCTCGCGCTTGGCGCTGAGGTCGTTCATGACCCGCCGCCTTGGTTATTGCGCGCCGCGGCTTGCGCTTGCGCCTGCAGGGCGGCGGCCTCGCGCTGTTGGGCGATCTTCTGTTGCTCGATGATCAGCTTGGCCTGCAGCTCGCGTTCCTGCATGGCGGCGTCGAGGTGCGCCTTGTGGAGGTCGACGCCGACTTTGGCCGCCTCGACCGGGTCGACCTGGCCGCGATCGTCCTGGCCGGCCTGCGCCCTGATCTTGGCGCGCTCGAGCTCGACCTTTTGCTGATCGAAGATCGCCTTCTGGCGAAGCTGTTCGTGGCGGAAGGCGTCGTCTTGGTCTTGCTTTTGCTGCTTGAGTTGCTGATCGCCGAGGGCCTGGGCGGTCTCCGACTTGACCTTTTCGAACTGCGCCTTGGCGGCCAGCGTCATCGCGTCGGGTTCTTTCGGCGTCGAGGCGATCGCCTGCAGCACTTGGGGCGGCGGCGTCTTGAAGTAGCGCCCGACGTTCTTGATGTTGGCGAGGGCGAGCTGGTCGGTGATGGTGTTCAAATACTCTTGGATGGAGACGACCGGGTTGGTCGTCCCGAACTGGCTCATGATCATTTCTTGGGTCGTCTTGATTTGCTGCAGCGTCGCCATGCGCACGACGTCGGAGCCCTTGCCGAGGGTCGAGTTGACCTCGACGCCCATCGACGCGTCGAACATGCCGGTGTCGATGTCGGTCCATTTGCCGGTGAGCCGCACGGTGCGGCGTTGGTTGGGGGCTTCGGCGATCTCGTTGTAGAGGCCGGTGAACAGGTCCTTGAAGCCGGTTTCGGCGAGCACCCGGGCGAGGAGCTCGATGCGTTCCTGGGCGCCGTTGATGATCGCGTCGACGCCGATTTGGGTCGAGCTCTGCAGCGCCTTGGGGTCGAGGCCCTTGGCGGCGTCGGTCAAGCCGGTGCGCCGGGCGAGCACGTCGTTTAAGAGGTCGAAAACCGGGATCGCCTGTTGGCCGGCGAACGGGGTGGTGGCGAAGCTCACGGCGGCGCGGGGATCGCCGCGGGTGCGGATGACCGCGCCGAGGTCGTCGTTGAGCGCGTCGTCGATATTGGTCATCAGCTCGTTGACGACGGTTTTCGGATTGATCGACTCGGCGAGGCTGTCGAGCACGCCGCGCCACATGTTGGTCTTGATGCGCTGGATGTCCTTGGTCAGGTCGGCGATGGAGTCGCCGACGATGGTGTGGCTGATCGGATCGACCGAGAAGAGCGCGAACTTGACGCGATTGGCGGCTTCGTCATGGACGATGCGATGGTCCTCGCCCATGGTGCAGATGTAGCGGAGCTCGGCGACGCCATCGCCGTCCTTGTCGATTTTGATGTACCATTCGCCGTAGAGCACGCCGTCGTTGACCCGG